TTACCGACTGCGGCCTGAGTTTTTTAAGTGACGTAAAACCGTGTTGAGGCCAACGCCCATAATGCGGGCAGTTGCCCGGCATCCAACGCCATTCATGGCCATATCAATGATTTTCTGGTGCGTACCGGGTTGAGAAGCGGTGTAAGTGAACTGCAGTTGCCATGTTTTACGGCAGTGAGAGCAGAGATAGCGCTGATGTCCGGCAGTGCTTTTGCCGTTACGCACCACGCCTTCAGTAGCGGAGCAGGAAGGACAGCTGATAGAAACAGAAGCCACTGGAGCACCTCAAAAACACCATCATACACTAAATCAGTAAGTTGGCAGCATCACCAAGGCCGCATAGTCGGCCTTTATTTTTGGCATAAACAACAGAATAAACACTGCACTGTGTATTCATTCCAACGAGTGAATACACGGAGCAATGTCGCTCGTAACTAAACAGGAGCAGACTTGTTCTGATTATTGGAAATCTTCTTTGCCCTCCAGTGTGAGGGCAATTTTTTGACGGAGGATATATGAGTGAAGTAACAGATTTAGTTGTTATTGAAAAAGCAAATGCAATGACTGTATTTCAGTCTGCCGACCAGATTGAAGAAATTCTCCAAAAGGTTGAACGTGAAGTTATGTCCTTTGTGCCTGATATCACAACGGCAAAGGGCAGAAAGGAGATTGCTTCTCTGGCGTATAAAGTTGCGCAGACGAAAACATATCTCGATGGTCTTGGCAAAGACCTTGTTGCTGAACTGAAGGAAATTCCAAAGCTAATTGATGCCAACCGCAAGACAGTGCGCGATCGCCTTGATGAACTGAAAGCCAAGGCTCGCCAGCCTCTTACTGATTATGAGGAGGAACAGGCGCGGATTAAAGCCGAAGAAGAAGCTAAGGCAGCAGCTGAAGCTCTCGCAAAGCAAATTGAGTCTGATCATGAAATAGCTATTTTGATGGATCGCGAATTTGACCGCCAAAGAGAAGAGGCAAGACTCAAAGCGGAGCAGGAAAAGCGAGAGCATGAAGAACGCTTAAAAAGAGAAGCTGAAGAGAAAGCCAGAGCAGAAGCCGAAGCAAAGGCAAAAGCCGAAATTGAATCAGCAGCAAGGCGAGAAGCAGAAGCTAAGGCCGCAGCGGAACGTGCAGAGCGTGAACGCATTGAAGCCGAGCAACGAGCACAGCGCGAAGCAAAAGAGGCAGCAGAACGAGCTGAAAGAGAAAAGCAGGCGGCAATTGAAGCAGAACGCCGAAAAGCACAGGAGGAGGCTGAACGAATCCGGCGCGAGGCTGAAGCAAAAGAGCAAGCCAGAATAGCAGAAGAAAAAAGAATCAAGGAAGAAGAAGAGCGTAGAGCAAAGGATAAAGCTCACCGGAAAGAAGTAAATAACAAAATACTTGCTGACCTTATCAAGGTTGGCGCATCAGAAGATGTTGCTAAAAATATCATAACAGCCATCGTAAAAGGCGAAGTATTCGCAACAAAAATAACCTACTAATAAAACCAACATAAGGAACCACCCATGATTTACGCAATCGCGGGAGGCGCTCGCATGGGTGCCTTCCAATTAAATGAATCTTTACTTGAACGAATCACCCGTAAATTACGTGACGGATGGAAAAGAGTTGAGGTCTTATTATGCGCAATGAAATAGCCATCAATCACCAGATGCTTCGTGCTGCACAGAACAAAGCAGTAATAGCCAGATTTATTGGTGATTCCAAAATGTGGCTTGAAGCAAATAAAGCGATGAAATCAGCTATCAACCTTCCGTGGTATCGCAGGAAATGAGTTTTACAGATAACTGGTCAGACGAAGAATTCATTCGTCAGATGAAAGATTTAATCGGTAACGAAGGAGATATTCATGTCACTTGCAACCACAGTGAAGGAGAGCAAGTTACAGAGGCGCATGTACACGCAGAAAGCTCTCTGGTTTCGCCATAATGGTGACCGCGAAGGAATGCGGGTATGCCTTAATTTGTCCCGAGTCGAAGTATTAAATCAGCGTTATTTCCTTGGGCCGTGTCCATTCTGAGGTGAATTATGGATTTGAACAAATTCGATGAGCCATTCAGCCCTGAAGATATCGAATGGCGAATACAGCAAAGCGGTAAAACACGCGATGGCAAAGTGTGGGCTATGGTGCTGGCTTATGTCACGAACCGGGCAATCATGAAACGCCTGGACGATGTTTGCGGCAAAGCAGGATGGCGCAATGAATACCGCGATATTCCCAACAACGGCGGAGTTGAATGCGGCATATCAATCAAGATTGATTCCGAATGGGTAACCAAATGGGATGCCGCTGAAAACACGCAGGTAGAAGCAGTAAAAGGTGGTCGTTCCGGTGCAATGAAGCGTGCTGCCGTTCAATGGGGAATAGGTCGGTATCTGTATAACCTTGAGGAAGGTTTCGCACAAACATCTCTCGACAAAAAGCAGGGATGGCACAGGGCAAAACTCAAGGATGGAACAGGATTTTACTGGCTCCCTCCATCGCTGCCAGGCTGGGCAATCCCAGCATCAGATAACAAACCATCACCAGAAAATACCAACCAGAAATCTCCATCGGTTGACTGCGAACAAATCCTGAAAGACTTCAGCGATTATGCAGCGACAGAAACTGACAAGAAAAAACTCATCGAGCGTTATCAGCATGACTGGCAATTAATGGCTGGAAACGAGGAGGCGCAGGCTAAATGCGTTCAGGTAATGAACATCAGAGTTAACGAGCTAAAACAGGCGGCATAAATGGCAAGCAGAGGCGTAAATAAGGTGATCATTATTGGTCGCCTTGGGCATGATCCAGAAATCAGATATTCACCATCAGGAACGGCATTTGCAAACCTTACAGTTGCTACGTCAGAACAATGGCGTGATAAGCAAACTGGAGAGCAAAAGGAGCAGACGGAGTGGCACCGCGTGGTAATGAGCGGGAAACTGGCAGAAATTGCCAGCGAATATCTGCGAAAAGGCTCTGAGGTTTATCTTGAAGGAAAATTGCGGACAAGAAAATGGCAGGATCAAAGCGGACAGGATCGGTTCACTACCGAAGTCATCGTGGGCGTTGGTGGAACCATGCAAATGCTTGGTGGCAAGCAAGGAGGCAATGAACAGTCTTCACCTCAGCGAAATAATGGTCAGCAACAAAGACAGCAACCTCAGCAGCAGGGAAATCACAGCGAACCACCTATGGATTTTGACGACGATATCCCCTTTGCACCAGTAACTCTCCCCTTCCCTCGTCACGCTATTCACGCAATTTAATCAGGAGAAAATCATGCCAGCGCCTCAGTATGGTGCAGATGACCCGCGCCGCTGTTCCGGCAATTCCGTATCGGAGGTGCTGGATAAATTCAGAAAAAACTACGATCGGATAATGTCGCTACCGCAGGAAACGAAAGAGGAAAAGGAATTTCGCCATTGTATATGGCTTGCAGAGAAAGAAGAACGCGAGCGAATTTACCAGACATCAATCCGACCATTCCGCAAAGCCACATATACCCACTTCCCTGAATATATCGACCCGCGCCTGCGTAATTACCGCTCACGCTATGGCGCTATCAGTAATGACTGAGGAATTTACCATGAGAGGACTTGCATACAATCCCGGCATTCTTCCGGCAGAAATGATTATTCGCCAACGCGTAAAGCCAATGCCATCGAGAGATGAATTGCTTAAGAGAAATTCTTTTCCATCAGTGAATCAAAACAAATATCTGAATGCGATGTGGCGGAGTGGGAAGAAATGAAACAAATGACACTAATTGAGATGGATGGTTTTCTGAAAGGTAAATGCATCCCAAGTGATTTAAAGGTTAACGAAACAAACGCTGAATATCTGGTGCGTAAGTTCGGTGAACTTGAATCAAAACTGGAAACGGCGTTTCGTGAGTGTCGTTCTTCCGGAATCACGATTGATAACCTTGAAGCCAAGTGCGCGGCGCTGGCGGCGGAGAATGCGGCGCTTAAACAGTCGGAGAAGGAATTTAATAACTTCTGTCGTCAGGAGTACTACGGTTGGGAGGACAACTTCACGGAAACCCCAGCCACCGATGCTTTCCTGGCTGAAGTACGGGCGCAGGGGGTAGAGATGTACGCAGATAACCTCGACAACGGAGCAGACGACGCAGAACGAGGTGGTTTTGATTATGCCGTTAAGTTTCTACGCAGTGAAGCGTCTAGTGTACGTTTGTTCGCCGACCAGCTTCGCAAAGGAGGCAACCAGTGAGCAAGATTGACTATCAGGCACTGCGTGAGGCGGCAGAGAAGGCAACGTGGGGAGACTGGGACTCATATAAACCACACCGTGGCGCACGTGGTTATGAGGTCCGACTAAGTAGTCAGGCCATTGCGCAACACGTTCTGAAAAACAACGCTGAATTTATTGCTGCCTTTAATCCAAAGATTGCTTTGGCACTACTGGATGAACGGGAAAGAAACCAGCAATACATAAAACGCCGCGATCAGGAGAACGAGGATATTGCGCTAACGGTAGGGAAGCTGCGTGTTGAGCTGGAAGCCGCAGAGAACAACCTTATTGATAGTGAGTGCCATGTTGCTGAACTGGAAGAAGCGCTACGCGATAAGCAGGCGTTACTTGAAGCATCAGAGAAGCGCATAGCAGAACTGGAAGCCGAACTTGTAAGCCAGGCTTACAAGTTGAACGCGCTGGATGGCAACTCTCCGGTAACTCCGGATGGTTGGGTTATGGTGCCGAAGGAGTTAACACCGGAAATGATGAGAGCCGTTCAGATTAGAAGTGAGCTTGGAGGGTATGCCACTTCCAATCTATCTGGTGCATACAATATGTTTTCTGAGTTCTGGAATGTTGCTGTCTCAGCTGCGCCTAAGGTGGATGATTTATGAATCTATATCGCTGCCCATTCTGTGGTTCCACTGTGCTTAACATCGGATACTCATTCAGTATCAGAGGGAAAATGCGCTATGTGTCATGCAAATGTGGTGCCCAAGGACCAGAAAAACGAACTAGATCTGAAGCGATTTCTTCATGGAATAGTCGAATGAAAGTATGGGTTTATGATCCAGAAACAATATTAAACGTTGAAGAGCGCAGGAGAACAGAAGTCTATATTCATAACCTTAATGAAGATGGATTTGCACCAGTGCTTGTAAAGGCTACTCCGCAGGAGGTTAACCGTGGCTAACCTACAACTTGCCGTCAAAGGTGAATACTTCGATGCCATGATTCGAGGAGAGAAAACGGAAGAGTATCGCCTGTGTAATGACTATTGGAATAAGCGAATTATGTTCCGGGAGTATGACCGCCTGATTATCACAAAGGGATATCCGAAGCGCGACGACTCCAGTCGCAGAATTGATGTTCCGTATGGAGGATATGAAGTGAAAACAATCACACACCCCCCACTTCGGTGATAAGCCGGTAAAGGTATACGCGATAAAGGTGAATATCAATTGCTAAATTAGTAGCATAGCATAAAGATGCTTGCATTAATGAAGTGTGTATAATAACGCCTCATCAATAGTAAACTACTGAAATAGCAAAAAATGCATATTAAAGAGGATTCGAAAATTGAAAATGTTCATGCAAATAGACAGACGCATAGATATTAATGGCAATTCATACTTAGTTAGATGCGAAGAGAGGCCTAACGGTGAGTGGCGTGTATATGATATTGACCGTAAGATCAATATCAGCACCATGAACAAAGACACTGCCTTTGATGAATGGAAAGCTGAAGCTAAAAAACAACATAATTCGTAGAATTACAAAAACCCTAACCAATTGATGGATTTCTTTTATCTGAACTCGCTACGGCGAGTTTTGTTTTATGGAGATGATTATGGTCTGTTCAACATTCAACCCTCTAACGTTACAGAAATACCAGCTAGACCCTGAAGATTTATGCTCACTGTGTGGAGTAAATCATGGTAAAGCAGCCATGATCGAATGTAAGGACAAAATCCACATTTGCCTTAATTGCGTTGATGTCCTCGTTGATATCAAAAATGAGAGAGAAGATAAAAAGCGTAACGAGGCTATTCGCGCATTAGATTCATGGATGCGAGATGGGTATAGTGCTGCGCAAATTTATGACTTAGCAATATCAAAAGGCGAAATACCAGGTGTGCGAATCGAATAAGAAGCGCACTCAAGCATCTTTTGGAGAAATCACTAATGCACTTCCGAGTTACAGGTGAATGGAATGGAGAGCCATTTAACAGAGTTATCGAAGCAGAGAACATCAACGACTGCTACGACCACTGGATGATATGGGCGCAGATAGCACATGCAGACGTAACCAATATTCGAATTGAAGAACTGAAAGAACACCAAGCCGCCTGATGGCGGTTTTTTATTGCCTGATTTGCAGGTTCGATTCCCTATTCGGAGATAGCACTCATGCAACACGAACTACAACCTGATTCACTGGTTGATTTGAAATTCATCATGGCTGATACTGGCTTTGGTAAAACCTTCATCTACGACCGGATTAAGTCCGGAGACCTGCCAAAAGCCAAAGTTATCCACGGACGAGCAAGATGGTTATATCGTGACCATTGTGAATTCAAAAATAAGCTCTTAAGCCGCGCCAATGGGTAA